ACCATCTGAATGCATATTCTCATTCGTTATGTCATTGTTATTGTTTATTCTTTTCTGAGTATATAGCGCTTTGATTTCATCACGACTATGCGCTTCTTTTGGTTCCCCCGCGATCTGCTCGGCTTCTCGATCTGATATGCTTTCATCATAAATGATGCGCTTAGTTTTCCCTTTTATGTTCGCGTGATAACTCGAAAATTGTTTTATAAAGCCTAGCGCTTCAAGCTTCTTTATTTGCCTATGTATCGATGACTGATTAATGCCTAGATCGTTTGCCATGCGTTGTAAGCTTACATAAGTGAAACCCGCCTTATTACAATATGAAGCCAGTAAACATAAAGCCCGCAATGATGCATAAGTCAATCTCTTATCAATCACTGCACGCAACGGCACTACACAGAACTTTCTTTGATCGGGTTGAATGACCTTTTCTTTTATCTTTGGTTTATTTGGCAGTGTATATTCCATGCTTTAATTATACCTCTTAAAAAAAAGCTTGCATTATTAGATATCTATCTATAATATAGTGCATGTGACATTTATTAATAACTATATAAGGAACTGATAAAATGAAAGAACTAACTAAAAAAGAATTACTCGCAAACCAAATCACTAACTTAATCAATTACAACACATGGCAAGAAAAAGCCGATGAAACTATGCGACAACTTAGAAAACAAGGAAAAGATAAAACTAATGAGTTTTGGATTCAACTTTCAGAATCTTTATACTGGCATAATAGGGCTTTTCAAATTGAAATGGAATTAGCCGATAATGGCGTATGGTTATACGAGAATGTAACCAGAGAAAGGTATTCAAAATTTGATCTTCAAGCACATATACAAGAGCGCCTAGAAATAAGTGACCGCTGGGATAGATTAAGAGAGCAAGAGGAAAGCATAACTGACGAGGCTTAAATAGCCGAAACCGTAGTGATACGGTCTTATGCAATATTTAATAACCATATAAGGAACTAATAACATGCAAACATTAAAAGTTATCATTAAAAGCAATTACGGCAATGAAGCAATATATCCGGATTGTGATCAATCAAAGTTATTCGCTAAGCTTGCCAATACGAAAACATTAACGCCAGAAGCAATTAGAACGATTAAAGCTTTAGGCTATAATTTCAAAGTTAACAATTCAATAACCCTATAAGGAACGAAGACCATGAACTATAAAAGCATGTATGAAGAGTTAAAAGAGATTTTAGTCGGTGAAAGTGACACGTGGACTCATGAAGAGATTAAAGAGCGCACAACTGAATTAATAGACGCAGTCTACACGCTCGAAAGTTCAGAATTGATCTCAGACTTTGAGGACTCACAAATTATTCGAATATTAAAGGGGTTTAATAATGAATAATGAAATAATTTATCAAGGCAAGTCTCTAATTGACGGCGCACCGATCGTTGTTATTGCGCTTGCCAAAAGTACCAATAAGAAAACCGGCAATATGGTTCAAACTTACATTATCCGGTCGGATATGGATCCACTCGCAGCATCTAAGAGCGGCGCCGACTATTCTATTTGCGGCAATTGTAAGCATCGAGGCCTTGCCAATAATGACCCTAAGAAAAAACAAGCGGCGCAGCGCAGCTGCTATGTAACGTTATTTCATGGCCCGCTTCAAGTTTATAAGTCATTTATTAAAGGCAATTATAAACATTCTACAGATATTGCCGCACTAGGCCATAATCGCATGGTTCGCTTAGGCACTTATGGGGATCCGGCCGCTGTTCCATCTTATATATGGGATGCTTTATTATCCCAATCTCAAGGGCATACTGGCTACACGCATCAATCAAACATTAAAAGCGCAGATATTAGGCCAGATATAACGATGATTAGTGCCGATACATTAAAGGACGCGCGCATTGCATGGCAAAGTAAACGCCGCACTTTTCGCATTATAACGGCCGTATCTGATAAGCAAAGCAACGAGATATTATGCCCCGCATCCGAGGAAGCCGGACGCAAGGCGCAATGCAACACTTGTAAGCTTTGCATGGGATCACATTCAACCGCACCTTCAATTGCTATTGTAGCGCATGGCAATGGTGCCGCATACATTAATTAAAAGGAATTAATAAAATGAGCATTATTCTATTAGCAAAAAATAGCAAAGAACTATTAATAGACGTAATAAAAGATTATAAAAAAGAAGTATTAAAGGATCAAAACATACCTATTACGCGGGGAATAAAGGACGTAAAAAAGCTAGATCCTATATTAACTAATGATCAAGCCGCGAAAGTAAAATAGCATGATATCTAAATTTATTTTAATCGTGAGCAATGTAACGGCTTTTAGTACTCATGAGACCATTGAAGGTTCTTTTAGTACATGTGATGAAGCCGCTACATTTTATGAGTCTTTTTATCGTGGCAAAGATAACTTTAATGGTTATCGATGCATACGTGAAGATTTAATTCATAAGGGGGTATTTAATGACAATTAAAAACAATAGTGTTAATTCTTAGCGGCCTTTTAAAAGACTGTTAAGGGCTTAACATTAGTTAGGCATTTATTAACCACATAGGAACTAATAAAATGGACTTATATATATTGATAGCGCTGGCCTTTATTCTGGGTCTGGCGTGGTTTATATTGCTTGCCTTAACTTTAAGGTTAATCAATCGATCTTTTAACCCTAAGCATGAACGCATGGCCTTAGATGATTATTTATGCACTGTACTGCATGAGAAGGGTTCAAAATGAACTATATAACCTATCTTAGAGTATCAACCGACGAGCAAAAAAGGTCGGGGCTAGGCATCGATGCACAACGCGCTTTGTGCATGCAACACATAAAACAGCATGAAGGTAAACTGACGGCAGAATTTATTGACTACGAAAGTGGTCGAAAAATCAACGAAAAAGGCCGACCAAATTTACACCTTGCATTGCAAATTCTTAAAAATACACCCAACTGCAAGCTTTTATTGGCCAAAACAGATAGGCTTGCGCGAGATTTGCATTTTATAGCGGGGTTATTAAAAGATAACGTGCCTTTAATCGTTGCCGGCCATGAAAATATGACTAAACTTGAATGGCATATGCATGCGATGATTGCTGAGCATGAAGCTGATATGATCTCACAACGAACGAAACAAGCTTTAGCGCAAGCAAAAGAACGGGGCGTTATTTTAGGCGCGCCTCGCAGTCAAGTAAAACGCATTAGTCGACTGGGTGGCCTTGGTCTGAAGCGTAAAGCTTCTGAATATCGAAAAAGCGTGAGTGATATTATTTTAACAGTCATGAAGTCAGGCCAATTCAAAAATAAATTAGACTATCAAGCGATTGCAAACCGCTTAAATGATCTCGGTATTACTACTATGCGCGGTCATCGATTTGACTACAATGCCGCTTATCAACTTATCACAAAGGAAAAATTAAATGACACAATCAAAAATAACCGCTGAAGGTAAATTGACGCCGGATGACATTGCAACAGGCTCCAGTATTGCTGCAATTATGAATCTAAACCCCTATCAAACAGCGAACGAAACACTGCAACGTGCTTTTGATTACACAAAAGGCATTCCTCGGAAAGAACTAACCTTCGAGGCTTTGCACTGGGGATCCGCCTTCGAGGTACCTATTTTGCAAGAGGCAAGCGTGCGTTTAGGGTTAGGCAACCCCAAAACAACATTTAAAAAAGCATTCTTTTCTGAGCATTATCCAATGGCTGTATCGCTTGATGGTATGGTTCCGGGCGGCGGCAAGGTGCTAAAAACAGACATCGACAAGGGCATTATTGTTTATGGCGATGAAATTAAACTGACAGGAACAGGCGTGTTAGAAGGTAAACTGACTTCACAAGAAGCTGAGTATGATTTGCCGTACTATCGTGGCAGATTGCAATTACAGATGGCACTTGACATTGTTGACGCGAAGTGGGGCGCTGTTGCTGTTTTGCATAAAGGTATTAAACTCATCATTCACGTTTTCCCGCGAGATTCAGGCGTTGTTAATAGCATTCGTGACGCTGCCACAGATTTTAATCGTCGTGTGCAACACTACATCGACGCTGAAGAAACTAAGTGGTATGAATTTCAAACAACAACTGAATGCGCCAAGATTTATAATGAAGCAGACGATGAAATTATCTCTTTGCCTCAACTTGAAAACGATATACAATCAATACTTGATATGCAAGATCACAAGAAAACACTTGAACAAGAACTTGATCATGCGCAAGCAAAAATTATGGCTAAAATGGGCGCTGCAAAACGTCTTCAAGCCGGTAATTTTAATGTGGTGTGGGGTGATATTAATTACAAAGCCGTTCCGGAAAAAGTAATCCCGGCAAAACCCGCACGCACGATTCGTTCATCTAAATTAAGGATTAAAAACAATGGCTAACAAAAAAAAGGATGACCAAGATTTTTTAGATATTGTTGCCGGGAAAGATATTTCGGACGCAAGTCTTGATGTTACAGTGTATGCCAAACTTATCCGACGTACACTAAAACAAAGACAAGACGAACTAACTAAAGAGTTTTGGAGATCGCAATTAAAAAATATAATAAATGAAGACACAGTTAATCTTTCAATAGGAGAAAAACATGAGTGAAATATCAGTAATTTCAAAGGCATTTATTGCCGCACAAAAAGAATTTGCACCCGCACTTAAAACAGCAACGAACCCACACTTTAGATCAAAATATGCAGATTTATCTGCATGTGTTGAGGCAGTCATTGATGCGTTACATAAAAATGATATTGCATTAGTACAAAAAACACATGAAGTCGACAGTGGTGTCAAAGTAGAAACTATTTTTTTGCATGCATCAGGTGAAACTATGAGCGGAGGTATTCTTTATATGCCTACTAACAAAGCGGATTGTCACGGTACCATGGCGGCATTGACGTATGCTCGACGCGGAAGTTTGATGGCCGCTGCTGGGCTAGCCCCCGAAGATGACGATGGCAATGCAGCTGCTGGAATCGTAACAAAGCCTACACAAGCCTTGGAGGTGATGCCAAAAAAGCAATAAGCCTCAGTCTACCGGGCAGACAATCATTAGAGTTTGAGGACGAAAATGAATTATTTTCACACCTTGTTATGATGACCGCGGCGCTTGAGGCAGCAAACATTTTGAACGATAAAAAGATTGACAAAATAAAATCGCTTTACAAAGTCAATAAAGACATGATAGATGCGCTAACGGCGCCTATGCAGTTAAAATTTAAATATCATTATGGGGAAACACTAAACAGGCTAGGTGTTAAAAGCTAGCCTGTGTGTATTACATGTATTACAAATTACTTGTTCATTACGTACATTGTTACTTCAAAACCGAAGCGCATTTCAGTCGCAGCTGGTGTTGTCCACATAGTAAATCTCCAAATAAGTTAAAAGAGATAACATTATGATTAACAATGTATAAATGAACATCCTTATAATCATGAATGGGACATAAAATAATCATGAAAAATTCACATACATATAAATATGATACTACTTTTAATGAGTTACATAACACATCAAATCCTTTAGAAGATATTCTAATGGTTCCAGTGTTACAAGCTATTTTGTATCAAGCAGTTTCTGATGCAATAAAAATTAATCTAAGCAGCCGTGAAGCACATGAAAAATTAGCAGCTACAATTTGGTTGTGCGATGAATCAAATCCGATGTTGCAAATTTGTTTATCTTGTGTAAATATAGATCACAGTAGAATTTTAACAAAGGTAGCAAAAGAAGGATGGAACCTAGATTTATAATTTTAGATGAGTATGGTGATAGCATTCGGGCGTTCGATGATGAAGATTGCGCCCGTGCTTTCATTAAATTACGCCCGGAATTCACAATTCAAGAGATCAGACCCCTAACCAACGAAGAATTTACCGCTCTACATGGAGAACCCCCGTTCTAGCACGCCTAAGCCTCGTGGTGAAGACTTTAAACTTTTTGGTACCTACCCCTTACCTACCTTAAAATCGTGCAACAGAGAGCGTTATACGAGGTCATTTTTTAGCTTGAACGTATAAAACTGGACGATTGTGGTCAATGTAAATATATTTGTGTTGAAAATCACTTGGCAAATTAATAAAATCTTCATGCATACAGATTGTTCGTAAATCTGGTATAAAATTTTCAGCTGCATAAGCATGTGCGACTTCACAATTTAGGAAGGTACCTACATATTGTGGTTCGCCACCCATCATAAGCAACAAAACAAAATGCAGTTCCATTAGTGCATGGTTTTAGGTTGAGGTTCGATCAAGTATAAGTCAGCACCTTCACAATGGATGAGAAGATAATCATCTTCTTTATCAGAGAAAAGAATCTTGATCATAGACTGTTCATTATCTTCTAGGAATTCTATGTTCCATATCTTTTTGCCAACGAGCTTGTCAAGCATGGCGACTTGCTGCTCGTCGGCTTCAGTAGTAAATTTTACTTCTAAACTATCTTCCCCGTCCATGATCCTCCATCGAGTAACACCATTGGCATTAGTTTTGGTTGTCCTTCTATTATCATACCACAACCGATGATGAACCGTGACTTAAAGTTCTTAGCATATTCAAATGCCAATTCTTTTTGATTGATCAGACATCCTGTTTGCATAGCCCACACTAGCTTGTCTGGGTTACTAAAGTATTCAATACTAAACTTAGAATGATAATGACCTTGACAAACATTACACCCATATTGCATTGAAACGGCTAAAGCCCGCGAAGCCATGCCATGAGTAAAGAAACAACGCTGACCATCTGACAAGGTGACAGTTAAATCATCCACCCACTTCCAACCTTGGCCTACGTGTAAGAATTCATTGTAGCTTTTCAGATACTCCAAGCTTAAGCCATGGGCCACGGCTCGACGATAGATCAATGATGAATGGTTTGAATGTACCAAGATCATCTCTGGAAAAATTTTCTCTAACTCTTTTACATATTGTCTAGTAACTCTAAGTTCATCACCCGGTGACTTGAGATCTGGATGATGGTTATGAAAACTAAGAGCGTGCTGATCACATTCATCTCCAATATTGACAACGAGATCTGGCTTGTACTTTTTCTTGAGAGATTTTAAGAAATCAAATGCATCAGGATGATGGTAAGGGATGTGTAAATCAGATATAACTAGAACAGATTTATACATATATTATCCTATGAAGTTTATGGATAACACTATGATATCAAACTATCGCCCTTTAGCAAGTTGACCACCGAAATAAAATTCAACAATCATGGTAGCCCATTGAAAGATTTCCTCGAACTTAAACAAGCCTTTAACTGTCTGGAAAGTGGAGCCTCCACCAAACTCAAACAAACCAAACAAGAATGAGGTGGGTTCCTCTTTAACTTCTACTACTGTATCGATACCAATAAGCCCGGCAATAGGATAGACAGCCACGAGTGCAAGTATAATTAGCATCAGAATCCTACGGTTCCATGCAGCCATAGGTGATTCATTGTTAGATTGTTCACGTGCGCTTTTTAAAGAACCTTCTTTAGCAGCCAATACTTCTAGCATTAATTTGTTTTGATCGTGTGCTTGCTGAGATTTAATCGCTAATAGTTTGGCAAAGAAGCCAAGTGCAATAGGAATAACATGTTGTAACATACTCATGATCATAATTTAATGCACCCTTCAGCGTTCATACATGGCCAATCAGAATACAATTTACCGCTGCATGTGTTACCAGTAATGTATTCCGTTTTGTGTTCTACCATTTGAACACGCGCATCAAGATGATTTAGCTCATTGTTTAACCACCACACTGCTATTAATAACAGTGATATAAGTGCTAGAGTTATAGTCGAATTATCCATGAAAAAATTTTCTTAACAACAGTCTGTAACAATACGACGCATCGATGGACGAGGCTTTTTACTTGTGTCTTTATCCAGCTCCAAATCATTTGGTACTCGGTTGCTATCCATGCAATCATCAGTGTTAATACTGTCAGTAGGATTACTGCGATCAATATTTCCATGCTCTGTCTCCATATCAAAATAATAAATAACAATAAGTAAATAATAACATTAAGGCAAATGCTAGTATGACCGCTTCTTCTCTCATGGAATTAGTGTAATGCACTCATGACGACAGCGACTACGATGGCCCCGAAGCCAGCCATGATTCCCCAGATTAATTTGTTAAGCATATTTTCAATACGATCTAATCTATGATGTATTGTGTCATATCTTTCTGCACAGAGTTTTTCGTGAGCAACTAATTCTTCATGGGGATTCATACTGTTTCTACCTAATTAACCTCTGTTTCTTTATTCAAAGATTCATTTAACAATCTTGCAAATGTATCTCTGCCCGCTTGTAACTGATCTAAGTTGAATCTCATCTGAGCCATTTTACGATCTAAGTCTGTAATGTGATTTAGGAATGCAACCTGATCTTGTTCGAGATCTTCTACATTGTATTCTTTATCATCGATTGTTATTGTTTGTTTGTTAATGGTTTCTTTTTTAGTCTTTGCCATTATAGTTCCTTATGTAAAATTAAAGTTATGCTGTGTATGCTTCTCCAGCAGCGATTGCTTCGTTTGATGGTTGCATATCTTCATCGCCCCACCATTCTTTAGCTACCATGATTTTAAGATGTTCTACGTTACGTGATACGCAGTCTTTCTTTTCTTCATCGGTCTCTTCTGTCATTGCGTTACCCGCAATCACATCATGAATTAAAGTCACAGAGTCACCCATTGCTTTGTAGTGCTGTGCCTTTTCTTCTGTACTTGGTATATCTAATACTACATCGTCTGTCATGTTTATTCTCCTTTTAAGACATTGATTTCAGTTTGTAAAGCGTCTACTTTTGCAGACAGTTCTTGGATTGCTTTGATGAGAACAGGGTATGTTTTCATTGGGTCAGCTTCCAATTTTTCTGGGTTATCATCATGCACTAATCTTAAATGTTCAGCATAAGCTGTTTCATCTTGGATTGTTTTTAGTTCTTGTGCAATAAACCCAAAGTCTTTTTTACCAGCAAATGAGCCATCTCGTCTATCCCAATCAAATGCGACAGGTCTCATCTTGTTAATAAAGTCTAACCCTAATGGAATATCAACCACATTGGTTTTATCTCGTGCATCTGATAGTGATGAGATAGAGGTGTCGTTACAACGGAGGTTATTAACACTCGCATTACCTAATGTAAATGAATTAGATGTTGTTGCTGTTGGAGGTTCTGCATCATAACCTAAACATGTATTATTAGCACCTGTTGTTATACTATCGCCAGCAGCTGAACCTAATGCTGTATTAAATGAAGCTGTAGTAACATTAGCTAATGCAGCTAAACCTACACCTGTGTTTTCAGCTCCAGTCGTATTATCATACAATGCCTGATGACCAAGTGCAGTATTGTAATTTGCCGTAGTGTTATTGTAAAGAGCTTGAAAACCAACAGCTGTGTTGTTATTAGCAGTGGTGTTGAAGCGGAGGGCTTGATAACCAATACCTGTATTATAGTTTCCAGTTGTATTATTAGCCAAAGCTTCTGAAAAAGCAGAGTTGAATGCACCTGTTGTATTGGAGTATAGAGAAAGTCTGCCTACGGCTGTATTGTTTGATGCAGTGGTGTTGGAGTCTAGTGCTTGTTGACCAATAGCCGTATTGTATGAGCCTGATGTGTTAGCATTTAATGCACTATTTCCCATCGCTGTGTTAGAACTACCAGTTGTTGTAAACTTACCTGTCACTGTTCCAAAAAAGTTATTGCGTTCACCAGAAGTAATTGAATAGCCAGCTTGCATACCAACAGCTACATTGTTAATAGCAGCAGCATTATTAAGATTATAAAGTGCTTGATAGCCAACAGCTACAAGATTAGATACAGTGGTGTTGGAGTAGAGAGAATCATTGCCTAATGCGGTGTTATAACCACCAGTAGTGTTTAATCGTAATGCACCTAACCCAACAGCAGTATTTCTAGTCCCAGTAGTATTAGAAAGAAGAGCTGAATGCCCTACAGCAGTAAAATATCCTCCAGATGTATTTGATAGTCCAGCCTGATATCCTATAGCTGTAGCTCCAGACGAAACATTATTATACAAAGATTGGTAACCAACCGCTGTGTTATTAGTTGCAGTGGTGTTCAAAGCCAAAGCTCCTTGACCAACAGCAGTGTTATTACTACCTGATGTATTAGATGTTAATGCACTTTCGCCTAAACCAGTATTTCTGCTTCCTATTGTATTATCATCAAGTGCTGACTTTCCAAAAGCGGCATTTGACACACCAGTAGTATTATCAAACAACGCTTGATAACCTACAGCAGTGTTGTTAGATGCAGTGGTGTTGGAGTAGAGGGATTGAAATCCTAATGCTGTGTTATAGTTTCCAGTTGTATTTAGTCTCATTGAGCTTGCACCAACAGCTGCATTATGCATGCCTGTAGTATTGGTATATAATGTTCTATTTCCTAATCCAGTATTTAAACCCCCTGTAGTATTTGCTGTTAAAGCACCTTCTCCTACTGCTGTGTTTTGAGGTGCGGTGGTGTTGGCGTATAGGGCTTGATTACCTATTGCTACATTGTAAATACCTATTGTGTTTGCATATAAAGCTTGATACCCAACTGCTATGTTGTTAGTTGCAGTGGTGTTGGATTGTAATGCTAATCCTCCAATAGCTGTGTTATATGAGCCTGTAGTATTTAAGTATAATGCTGCTCCACCTAAAGCAATATTCTGTGTTCCTGTTGTATTTCTTTCTAATGCACTGCTTCCAACAGCAGTATTGCTAGATGCAGTATTATCAGAAAGTGCTAATCTTCCAACTGCTGTGTTTGCTGCACCTGTTACATTATCATACAACGCTTGATAACCTACAGCTGTGTTGTTAGATGCAGTGGTGTTGGATTCTAGTGCTTCACGACCTATAGCTACATTGGCAGTACCACTTGTATTAGAAAGCAATGCTTCAAAACCTACTGCTGTATTACTTTCTCCTGTATTAGCTGCTAATGCTTGTTTACCAACGGCTGTGTTTGCTCCTCCAGTTGTAGCAGAGCTTAACGCATTAGAACCTACTGCTGTATTACTTGAGCCTGATGTAACTAATACACCAGCATTATATCCTAAAGCAGTGTTGTCATTAGTTGTAGAATTTGCCAATGCTTGATAACCTACAGCTGTAAGTCTTGCTCCTGTTTGATTATCATACAACGCTTGATAACCTACAGCAGTGTTGTTAGATGCAGTGGTGTTGGAAAAGAGAGCTGATTTACCAATGGCTGTATTATAATTTCCTGTAGTGTTAGTTAATAAGGCAGCACCACCAACTGCAATATTTTGTTGTCCTGTTGTATTGTTTGCAAGAGCGCTTTCACCTACAGCTATATTTGCAGCCCCTGTGGTGTTATCTAAAAGAGCATCTTTACCTATTGCTACATGGTTAAATCCTGTAGTGTTGCTTTTTAATGCTTGATAACCTAGAGCTACGTTGTTAGATGCAGTGGTGTTGTATAATAAAGCACTACTACCAATGGCAGTATTAAAAGAACCTGTTGTGTTTACATTGGACGCATTAGAGCCAATAGCTGTGTTGTTCCCTCCAGCAGTGTTACTAGCTAACGCTCCTCTACCAATTCCTGTGTTATTTGTTCCAGAAGTGGTAACACGCAATGCTCTATAACCAAATCCAGTATTAGCTCCTCCGCTTAAACTACCACTATCTAAAGCATCAAGACCAAACGCTGTATTTTCAGCTACTGCATTAGCACCTAAACCTACAGTGAGTCCGTTGATGGTGGCATCGTTAGATGCATACACACCATTGACATCAGCGAGTGATAGTGTCACAGCACCTGTCCTTGTATTAAATGAAGTTACCGCACCAGATACTGAGAAGGCTGCTTGATCCCAGACACCACTATCTCTAATGTATAATTGGCTCGCTACTGTATCAAAATAAAGATCACCATCTTGTAATGCTGATCCATCTTTACGTGTGGTTGGTGCAGTTGCACTTGGGCCATAATAGATGTCAGCAAAGTTAGAGATGTCTGTAATGTTATTTGCCGCAGTTGTTACATCAGTAGCGATCGCAGCAACAGCAGTTACATCTG